GTTTACAAACTTAGTAGCAAAACTACCCATAGCTACAGGATGATCTCTAAAGAACTCGAATATTTTTTGCCAATCATGATATTTAGCATGCAACGCAAAATCTTCGTTACAGCTAATATCATAAGTGGTGTACTCTGCATGGGTCTGATTAGGTTTATCTACTGGTGTAAAGTATGCATGATTATTAATCTCTGTTAATATATCACCGGTGTTTACAGCAATAGACAAACCTTTATCTTTATGACGTTTCATATAACAGTAAGAACAATTATACAAACAGCCATACCCAAAACTAGGAGATATAAAATCCGTAGATCTACCCGAAGGCCTTATCGTGAACGTTTTTCGTACATCCTTAGTTATTAGTTTTCCCATATTTCTCTAGATTTAGCTCTTAGATAAACTCTGATTTCTTTCTCGAGTTCAGGAGACATATCACATTCTCTGTTCTCAAGACATCCTAGCTCATCTAGTAGCGGTTTAACTTCTTCTGCAAATTCTACAATATTATTATACTTAGCTAATATAGTCAAATCTGCGGCTTTAGCCTCACCAATATCTGACAAAACAAACAGTTCTTTAGACTTTTCTTGTATCAAATCTGGATCATCACACTGTTGTATAAACTGTTGAAACTCAAACAGTTTGTCCATGTGTTTAATTAGATCTGGTGCCATATCACGAGCAGTTCTGTACTCCCATTCAGAGTAATTATCATTACGTAAATCTAGCAGCTCACAATAGTCTTTTTGTAGCTCAGGATGTATACATCCAAGACCTTGCATAAATCTAAATAGGTTTATCTTTTCTAGTTTATGCGCAGTGTAATATTTAACAAGTGAATTATCCATAGTATATCCGTTTTTATCTGTTAGTTGTAAAAATAGTTCGTCGATGTGTTTGACATTAGGGTTTTGTGTAATAAACTTAACCTTGTTTTGACTAACACGTATAAGTTGTGGTGTATCCCATCCTTGTTTAGGATCAGCAGCCCACTCCTCATACTCACCTTTCTTATCCCACCTCATAAATCTAACAGGCGGATGCTCATACCAATAAATAGGATAATCACAAGAATTTCTTTGATTACCATTAGCATACCAACTAGATTTTGGATAAACTTCTTTAAAACTTGGCACAGTGTTTTTTAGTAACATTGCAGCAACTCTCATTTTATCTTCATCTTCTTTAGTACAATAATAGATACGAGTAGAACTAGCCATAAGATCTTTTGCTTTAGGTTCTATCTTCTCTAGTGTAAGTCTATCATCTTTACGATGATCCCACCTAAGAGTATATGCAACCATTCTTTTCTCTATCTCACGACGTTCTGCAGCTGTTAGATTAGAATACTTAGACTTTTCTTCGTCTTCTAGCTCTTGTTCTTTACAGTCTGCAATAAACTCATCAGGAACTACAACACTGTCATAGTCTTTGTACCACTCTGATTGTGTAATAAAATTAAATACCGCTGTACGTTTAGCAAGAACTCTATTCTTCTCTTTTATAACAAAAGATTTATCTGTAGCTTTTATCAAATCCTCTTTAAAATGCTCGTCTAAGTCTATTCTACTAAATGTTACAACACTATTAAGAGAATAGCTATCTTCTGTGTCTTTCTTCATAAGATACAAATCTTTGTATTTACTAAACTGCTCTTTTCTAAAGTATAAATGTTTAGCATCAATACCGTGCCATTCTTTAACAGGCTCTCTGTCTATCTTACCATTTATTCTTAGAGGCTTCATTAGTTTAAAACCTTCAAATAGTTTATTAGCTGGTCCGTACACAATTCTAGGATCAGGCTCAAACCTAGGTTTAATTAGGTCTCTGTCAATGATACGAGCAATTTTATTTAGAACTTTATTTTCATCACTATCACCTGATATAATAGACCTACACTTATCAATCCACTTAAGAAAGTCTTTCTCTTTAAGCTGTTCTTGAACCATGTCACTAGCCTCTTGTGCAGCAGCCATAATAACACTTTTGATGTATTTCTTAGTAGCCTCATTCCATATAACTTTCTCACGAGATGGAGTAACATCTACACCCTCTTGCAATACAGTCTCTGTACCATCTTCGTTAGTGATCACCTGTCTAGCGGGACACTTGAAGGCAATAGAACCATACATTTGCTGCATCTCTAGCTCTTTGAAGTCAATATAGCCATAGTTAATACCTGTACTAGCATTCTTATCTTTTACAAGAACAATATGCGGCTTACTAAAATAGTAACTATCTGCAACTATAAGATTCTCAGAGTTATGTAATATTTCAGCTTTAAAATGTATATCTCTACATTCACCATCTTCGTATTTAATAGTAAAATTAACGTTGTCAAAATACAACAGCTGCTCTTCTACCGCATCTCTAAACTTGCTACGGTTGTGTTTCTTTACACCAAAAGATATTGTAGTTTGATTTACCTCACTAGAATGTTCATAGTATACTTTAGTACCATCACTAAACGTTATGAATTTATTTTGCATACCTGTCTTTGCATTAAATGCTGGTATAATAAAATCAGTTTTGTAGTTGTAACAGTTACATTTAAAACGCATACCATTATATATAGTTTCTATAGTATAGAAATCTACACCTGTAGATAGTGCAGCTTTTGCACCTAGGCCAAAGGCACCGAAGTTCTCGCTTGTGTTACGCTTTGTAGAGTAACCGAGCTCTAGTATACCTTCTAGTCTTCTACCACCTATACCTACACCATAGTCTGTAACTGAAAATGTATCACAATATCCAACACCTTCGTTCTCTGTGTATAGTAGATCCACATGGTTTTTACCATGCTGTAAATGTGCTAGACTATAATAGTTTATATCAAAGTTACTATCTTCATACTGCGCACCATGACGCTCGATGTAATAGTCTTTTACTTGCTTCTTACCTGTTATAATCTCCAGTGCTACCTCTTTCTCACGCTGAGAGTCACATGCATTTGTTACAAGCTCCCTAATAGTAGACTGTATTGGCATAGAATACTGTGTTGACTGTAAAATGTCAAACACCATCTTCTCAGCGCCTTTGTTAATTTTCTTTGCTATGCCGGCGCTACCTTGCATAGGTTTATCAATAGTTTTAATACTCATAAATTTGTGTTTAATTGGTTTATAATCCTAGACGTCTGTCTTCCATCATTGCTTCTGCTCTATCTTCTGCAATACGAGCTCTATACTCGTAATCCACAATAGGCTCATCAAACTCTTCGTTACAAGAGTCACATTCATAGCTTTCGTCTGTTTCTGTGTAATGTGAGCCACAGCACGGGCTCAATAGCTCATCCCCGTCTGGAGGGGACAGCTTCCAGTTGTCATAATTCATATTTAAGTGTTTAATTGGTTAAATTATAGTTGCTTAATAAGCTCTATAACCTCATCTACCTGTGTTTTATTTCTTGGCATAAATAATACATAGTGATGATTATTATCTTTCAAATGTTTTTTAAATAGTTTCCATCTCAACGGAAAAGACTCATTGGCATAGCCTTTTGTTTCAATGATAAACTTACCATTAGGATCAACAAAATCTGGGGTATAAGTTATAGCCCTTATTTTACTGCCTTTATTATATAGTTTCTTAGCTGTGCCTTCATAACATGCTTGCGGATATACCAAAGGCTCAAAGATTGTAAATGTGTGCTCTTCATAATCAACGTCAACTTCAGCTTTTTTTAGTCCCTTATAACAATAAAGTTCTAAATTAGACTGAAAAGTTTTACCGTCATACGTACTTTTTTTAGCATTTTTTACTTTCTTACGTCCTGGTTTACTTCTAGCTTTCCTCTTCCACGCCATAGCTCATTACATTTGTTTGGAGGTACCCTTCCAGCCCTCTGTTCTTATTCCATATAAAAGCTTGGCCACATCTAAGTGTTCCTACATAACCCTGAGTTTTATGCCAATTGTCATTAGCACAAATACTAGGAATAAATCTAACTTTAGTTCCCATGTATTCATTAAGCATTTCTTTATGCTTATGTCCACAATGTACTTCCCTAACTTTACATCTACTCCACATCTCCGGTTGTTCTGTAGCAATTAATAGCGGTAATTCTTGCGCTTTCTCCTTGTCTCCATGCGTAAACATAATCATATTTACACCATACTCATAATATTTACGTGTATCTAACGAATTATCTACAGTAATATTTTTATTGTTATGATATAAAGCATTTAAAACTTCTCCTACATAAAACATGCGCTCAAAGTCATGATTACCTTGCACTACAACTACATCTACCGGGGCATACTGTGCTAAATAATCTATAGCTTTTGTTACTAAGTGCCAGTATCCTCTAAAAGATTGACGCCATCGCATACTATCTTGTTGAGGTGTACCTTTAGTTGTAGCTCTACTCATACCTTCTGAGTTTAGACCATCATTACCTACAGGTAATAAAAATCTATCTATCTCAAGACCATCAGCTTTTCTATGTAAATCTACTATAGCTTTCATATAGTGTTTTTCTATTGCTTCTGGTTCTTCATCAGTAATTTTACCATAATGTATATCTGGTAATGATATTTCATACAGCACAGGATCTTTTGGCTTTGTATATTTAATCTTAGCTACTTTAGCAGATCTATTCTTTATATAGTCTAATAACTCTTCTTTAACCTGGGGCTGTTCATGCCACTGATTATGTGTTACTATACTATAACGTTGTTCACCATTAAAGTTTTGCCAAAATTTAACAGACTTTACATCTGCCATTGTTAATCCGTTATCTAATAAATGTTTTGCAAATGCTTGGCTTTGACTAAGCTCATGGCCATTATCATTATTCATACGTTCTTGTACCCACTCTTCTGAAGTTACAAGCTTTTTACAATCTCTAATAATAGCTATGTCTACATCCCATTTATCAGCTAGGAACTGTGCTCCTTTTTTTAAGTATCCTTTTTTTGTTCTTAGTTTTTCAATAATTTCATCTCGTGTCATTTAATATGTTTTTAAGTTCAATGAACCCGCATGTCTTGCTTACTAAGTCTGATGGATCTTTAGACTGATAGTAGTCAGGTATGCATATGTTCGTAAAACCATATAAATCACAAATCTTTTTAGCCATAGCTTGGCCAGGGTTTGTAACCTTGTCGAAATCATTGTCGTATAAAATATCTATCTGGCTAAATCTTTCTTTTAGCTCAGTTACCAATTTAGCTGAAGGTATTTGCATTTCGCTCTGTAGTGCAATTGCATGATAACCTGCAGCATACAAACACATAACATCTTTGAGCGATGAAGTAATGATAAGTCTCTCACCTTTGTACGGGAGTTGGTTATAGCCTTGAACATCTGTCTTTTTTGTATTGCTTAACCACTTATTTTGTTCTTCATAAGGAGAATAAATTTTATATCGATTCTTGAATCTAAAAGCGTAAGTAATTGATTTACAACTAAATCTGTTACTATTTACCCAGAAATGACTTATAGGTTCGACTCCAAACATAGTTAATATTTTTTTACTAACAAAATATTTCTTCCAAAAGTTTGCATCGTCTCTAGTCCACGGCCTACGTCGCTTCCTAAGTAATACTTCAGGTTTAATGTAATCTGGTGTTTTATTTTGTCTATAAGCCATTAGACCCATAGTAAATTTTATACCAGCTTTCTTAGAACTTAGATTAAGATTGAAATCAGAATCGATAATGTTTAACGCAGAGTAAAAATCACAATTATATTTAAACTTTACATAATTAAAGCAATCAAATGTGTGATCAGGAGAACCAAAGTCCTTATATAGTAACTTACCATTATACGGTATTATAGAAACTGTAGGTGAATTATCCTTGCGGAGGTCACTCTTAAATTTCTTACCAAGTATTTTAAAGTTTGGGCAATAATACCTAAAAATGTCATACTCAGTAATTTTACTAAGTATGACATCGGTATGTAGGTGATCGTTACTATCTCTACGATCAACGGCCATTAGAAAGGAGCGCTCTCCGCTGGCTGTGCTGTAGTCCAGTCTTCTTCCTCACTAATAGTGTCAGGAGTAACTAGACTAACGGTAGATACATGCTTACCCCACTTAAGGTCTGCATTGAAATCATGATTCTTAAACTGAGTATACTCATCATTAAGAGCTTTCATAAATAGATCATCTCTTTGTGGTCTAACTCTACCAAAATAACCAGTGTAAATACCTTGATACTTATCATCTTTTACACCGATCAATACTCTAAGTTCATTATTCTTAAGCGCCGTTGCTAGGTTCTTGATCTCTGTAACGTTACCGTTAACAATATCAGCCATGGTATCATAGTACACATTAGCACCTGCAGCAACATTTGCCCAAGCTTTTGTAAACTCAATTAGTTCTCTCTCGCCGTCATAAGCTTTTCTCTCACCGTCTTTCTTCCACCAGTCATAAGTTGGTGCATCAGCTGACCATGTAGATTGACCTACATTGTTTAGCCATAGAAACTTACCAGTTTGAGATTGTTTATGATTGTTCTTTAGAAACAAATCTAGTTTGAATTTACCATCTTCATTTGCAAGCCAGAACGTTACTTTGTTCCATGCTTGATCATTGCTAGTACCTGAGTATGCAGGTTCTTGTTTTACATTTATATCTAGCGCATGTAATTCTGCCATTGTAGGGTTAACTGCAACAACTTTTACATTTGTTAGACCGGAGTAGAATTCTCTACCACCTCCTGATACCTCTTCGGTACTTGCATTACTTTGTATTGCCATATCTATATATATTTAATTATTAAAATTGTGTTAATTGATTATCGTCTGTAGATTCTATAGTATTTATTGTGTTAGCTATAGAGTCCATAGCTGCCTCTTCGTTTACTTCAGTTTCTACTGTAGGCACAGGAATACTAGTCTGATTTGTATCATCTACATCTACTTCTGCAAATGTAGTATCATCTACAAAAGTAAACGACAGTTTTCTAATCTTTTTAGCTTTCTTACCTTTTAGTGCAGGGTGCTCAAACATTTGTTTTACTTCCCATGCTTGTAAACTATACTTATCTCTAATCCCATTACGGTCTATACCGTTATCTAGATCAGCTATAATCATACTAGTAGTTATTCTTGCTGGTGTCTCTTGTTTTACAACCCCACCAGGAGTTGGTTCATTCGCGTCTATCATAGTTTTCGTGATTTAATTAGTCTATAAAAATTTTATCCCAAGCTAAAGGCATGGTTGCGCCTTTTAAATGTGCACATCTAGAACCTGCAGTTACATCATCTAGAGAGTTAAAACTAACCATAGTTTGATCTTCTTCTCTAAATACATAACCTACAGCATCTGCATTAGCACATGTAATTTGTTTAATCTTACCTGTAAGGTCAAGGTCTTTTACTGCTACCTCTTTACCTTTCTTCTCTAGCATTTTGTCTTTTAGATGACCTACAAGAATAATATGATCTGCTAGTTTGTTTAGCTTATCAATCCATTCTTTGTATGCCATACGTAAATACAAATAACCAGCGCCGTTAGGCAATGACAACACAGACAGTCCTTCTTTCTTAACGTCAAAGTTCTTGCCCATAGGTGTCTTCTGATATATTGCTTTTGCATACTGCTCACACCACTCTTCTAGTTTAGAAATAGTGTCGATAGCAACATACTTGTATGGTCTGCCCTGTTTCATGATCTCACCACCAATAGCTTGCAAGTCCTTAAGACTATTTGCTTTTACTTTTAGTGCATCGACCATATCAGAACCATCCTCTAGATCTATAATCAAACAGTTGTCAAGCTGTGACAATACTGTAGTCTTACCGATCTTTGGTGGACCATATATAACCATATTCTTTGGCGATTTACGGCTCGCCATAACCTTAACTTTAGGTAATTCCATAGTTTCCATATAATTAGTTTTCATACCACACGCCCCAGATCTTATGTCCGCCTTGTGTAGTGTTTATTAATACTCTTTTTATTACTTTCTTCTCTTTAGTTTCGCTAGAACTCATATACTTAGGGTTCTTGCTATTTAATTTTCTTTTCTTCATTGCTTTACTCTCTCTTTAATTGTAAATGTTGACATCTCCGCTTCGTACGGTATCATACCTAGCAAACCATCACGGTTTTTCTCCATGTGTACTGCTAGCAGACCAACAGGATTCTCATTACAGTATGTATCTGTAATCCCATATAAATCATGTGGTCTTTGTAACATCATAACAACATGCGCATCCTGACCAATAGAGTCACCGCCAAACAAATCTGTTAGCAGCGGCTGATACTGTGCCTTAGCACGATGTTCTTGTTCTATGTTACGGTTTAACTGAGATAACAAAATGTTTATAGTCCCCATTTTAGCTTGCAACCACATACATCCTTTTGATACCTCATTTAGTTTCTGTAATTCTTGTTCTCTACTACTTAAGATAAGTCTAGAGTGATCGAATACATTAATAATGGTGTAATCAGGCCTCTTATTAGTTATATCTACATTAGCCTCTTTGATAAACTCCATATCCCTAGGTACATTGTTAAAGTATACAGGATAGTTCCCATACTTTAGCACCTCTTCTTTAAATTTTTGATAAGCACTCTGTTCTAATTTCTTTTCTACAGATAACAGCTCACCTACCTGTTTGTTTACGCCTTTTGAACCTGCACGCAGTATCTGCTGATAACCGGGCATCTCGAAAGTCCAATACAATACAAGCAAATTCTTACCTATATTGTTATCCAATAAATCAAAGATCAATTGGTTACTAAACGCAGATTTACCTACACCTGGACGACCTGCAATCACATACATCTTACCTGGTTGCAAACCACCTAGTAAGTTTCTGTTTAGTCTTGCCCATTTGGTAGGATAGACCATACGTCTACCATTCATACCATCAGCTACCTGGTGCAATGATGCACTAATAGCTTTTCTTATGCTCTTGAATCCCTTATCCTTAAAGGGATCTTGTAATTCTGTTGGTTTCTTGTCTTGTGTCATTTTCATCTAAGTTTTCATACTTCTCCCAAGTATGGTTATTAATCCATGTTTCTAAGTTTTGCATATATGCAAGATTGTGCCTTTCTATTGTAAGTTGTGTATCTAAACACTTCATTATGTGTTTGTGTTTATATAGCTTATCCCCTACTATTTTTTTATATTTTGCTTTGCTCTTTGCATTAGCCTTAGAATCTGGATCCTTAGCATGTAACACTCTGACACCACGATCTGTAGTCATTACCTTCATAGGATAATTACCTATAAGCTCAGCGAACATCTGATCAAAATTAGAAGAAAAAAGGTCTATGAACTCTTGTCTTATAAAATGTTGATCAGGTGTTTCACCTAGCTTAATATATCCATCTTCTTGTAACTTCTCTAGATTTGGTTTTAGATTAAGATTGTTTAAATATGCATAACTCTCCTTGTAAATAACATATAGGTATAGATAATCGTCAGCAGACATACCTGTCTGTTCTAACACCTCAAAATCTATGTCTACATTCATATGGCAGTAATGGTTATAAAAAGTTTTGTTATACTAATTTTAAATCTAAAAGCAAATATAATAAAATTTGTTATCATCTACAAATAATTTGTATAATTATTCCCAAATAACATTTTTAAGGCTCTTTGTAGCTTTCTTAAGCCACTTTTCTTCCTGAGAATCAGCAACATAGATAATTACTATCTTACCAATTTTATCCTCCTGGAAACGTATTAATCGTCCCACACGCTGTATCATAGACAAAGCTTTGCTTGTGATACCACACATAATACCCATATTTGCGTTGGGAACATCAAAGCCCTGATTAAGAGCTTTTGTAGAAAATAACACATTTATATCATCATTTTTAAATGATTCTAGTGCTAATTCTTTCTGCTTTTTTGTTTTGTTAGAGTGATATGCCATACCACCTGGTATAGAATCACACAATTGATCTGTAAATGCATTTGCACCACCAAATACTAGTATTTTCTTGTCTGTATTTGATGCATATATCTGCTGAAACTTATTTATCTTGTTTTCTGCAAAATCTACAATCTGTTTACGAGCTCTAATACATCTATAAAACTGTACCGCTGCTTGTATTTGTACACCACTAGCATTTCTTTTAGCCAAAATTCTTCTAGCCTCATTAAATGCATCAAAGTTACCTAGTTGCAACTTCCAATAAATATATTTGTTATTTATCTTTTTGTATGTTGCTTTCTCTTCTTCTGTAAGCTCTACAGGTACACATGTAATCTCATACGGACTAACAATACCTAGTTTTACACATCTATCTAGTGTAATTTTGTACACAGTTGGAGCTATCTCATGCAATAACTCTCTGTATTCTTGCTCTTCTGGCAATGTTGCAGTCATACACAACAGTCTATCAAAGTGATTATTCTCAAAGAACATACGATACTGTGGTGATAGACCTAGATGTATCTCGTCACACACAACAATATCATAAAATAGTCCCTGTAATTTATATGCACTCTGGTAACACATAACTGTCACATTCTCAGACGATACGCCCCATTTATCAAACTCTTCTACAAACTGATCTTGCAATTGCACAGTAGGTACAAGTATTAATGCATCACCACCATTTTTTAGTGCATGTTCTACAGCTAGTACACCAACTCTAGATTTACCAAAGCCTGTACCTGCAATAATAGAACCACAAAAATGTTGTGCTGCCCATGCATTTAGGGCCTTTCTTTGTTCTTTATCTCTTATTTTATTTATTTTACTCACAATATCATCATCTTTATTTACCATTTTTTAGTGCCTTTTAATTTAATAATTTTATCTATTCTATCTTTCTCTAGTTTATACTTACTCATATCATTGTACACCGCTAGCTGTTTTGCTGTTGGCAGAGGTTTATACTCTTCTGGCGCAGCTACAAACTGACTATAGTTTTTACCTTCATATCTATATTTTTTTACTCTAACTTCTATTAGATTAGTAGGTTTAAAATAATTATCAAATTCTCTTACTTTGCCTGCATATATCTTATCTAGATATTGTTTCTGTTTTATTTCTGTTATTACATCTCTAGTTTCCTCCTTCATACTCTACAATATTTGATGTGTTCCACTCTATAGGCCTATCAAGAAGGGTACTATTAATGATATTAAAATGCCCACAAGTATAAAACCCACTATTACCACCAGTGTAAGATTCGCTAGCAGGATGAGCAGCTTTAAGAATAGTTTGATTCCCTCTAATATATTTTTCATACGCTTGTGCTTTTTTACCCCACAGTACAAAAACAAGATTAGATTTATTTCTAGATAACATTTCTATAAACATTTTTGTAAAATCTTTCCATAACTCTGTATGTGATCCGGCTTTACCTTTCTCTACAGTCAATGCTGTGTTAAGTAACAACACACCCTGTCTTGCCCAACTCTCCAATGATACATCTACATCTAATAAACCTTTTACATTTACATTATGCTTTTTACCATAATCTATTTCTACAGCTGTGATTATATTCTTTAAACTTGGACTAACTTTACGTGTACCTGTACGATTAGCAAACGCTAGTCCTGTTGCGCTACCATCATGGTATGGATCTTGCCCCAATATTACAACTCTTACATCTGATAACGGACATAATCTAAATGCCTTAAATGTTCTAGATGTGTCTGGTAATATTGTTACACCTGCAGCTCTACGATCCCTAATGTAAGCTGCAATTTTTTGAAACGTTTTTGTTTGTAGGATAGGTAACAACATTGGATACCAATCTCCCAATTGACTTTTCATTATTTTACTCATATATATATAGTTTTATAAATAAACATGAGTGAGGCAACATTTAATATTAGGGATGTCTCTTAAACACCCGGTTAGATTAAAACCTCACTCACACTTATTTCTCCCAGCAATTACTTACTGTTACTTCGGCTTTCAATAAGCCATTATTTACAATCTCCAAAGCTGCCTGTTCCATTAGACCTTTCATAGTTTTAGCCCAATCAGACACCTGATCATCTCTGCATATAGTATCTATCTGATCATGCACAGTCATTACCACTTTAACTGGTAAATTAAACTCTTTAACATAATCACGTATTAATACTAAAGCACGCTTAGTCATATCTGCAGATGCACCCTGTATAGGTGTATTCTTGCTAGCACGCTCGATGCTACCCAGCTCCATGACTGACGATTTGTTATTCCAAATCTTTGGATACCATGTACTAAACCACCTCTTACGATTATATGGTGGGAAAGTTTTTATGTACCCAAACTTTTTACCAAAGTTACCTAGCTTATCTAGGAACCCTTTGATTGCTGGGAACGCTTGGAAATACTTTTCGATGAGGACTTTTGCTCCGTCCACACTGATGTTAAGAGTATCAGCAAGCTTATTAGGGCCCATGCCATAAGCAAGCCCGAAATTAATAGTTTTGACATTTGTTCTCAATTTTTTATGCTTTGGACAATTACATTTCATTTTAAGTTTCATGTAAGCGCAATCATCCTCTGCTGCATTTAACCATTCTTCTCCATAAACTAACTCTGCACACGTAGAGTGCAAGTCTTCATTGTTTTGCAATGCTTTTATCCATACAGGATCCTTAGAACCAAATGCAATTACATTTAACTCCTGTGAACTGTAGTCAGCACTAACAAAACTCCAACCATCTGGCGCAGTAAAGCAGTTCCTGTAAATATTATCTGCAGGTATCTGCTGCATATTAGGTTTACTACTGCTTACACGACCGGTATCTAGTATCTGATGAAAGTTTGTATGTATTTTATTATCACTTGATAGGTTTTTAAAGAATGCATCACCATACGATGTGCATAATTTCATAGCCTCTTTATATTTTACATACTTATCAATCAGTGGATACTGGAATCGATACTTATACATTTGTTTACCATTTACATTATCTAGCTTTGGCACAAGACACTGAAATACTTCCAACACCTGTTTAGGTGATGTCCATTTTATATCTATCTTTCTCAAGTCTTCTACCGCTGTAAACAAATCTGCTTGTACATATTTAGATACAAATCTATCTAGACGAGGATCAAGCGTAACCATATGATCTAAGCTATCTTGTAACTCATCAGCTTTATCTGTGTTAACTTTCTCAATCTTCTTCCAACTCTCTGTATCCAAATCCAAACCATTGTACTCGATGTCTGCAAATGCTAGCACAACTTCATTCTCAAGATCAATAACTCTATTTAATTGGTTTCTATCTACAAGTGGTAATTGATGTATACGTATTTTTATCAAATACTCTACATCTTTTGCACCATACGCAATTTGATTATCTGTAAATGGTTGACTACCTAGTCCTATAAATTTATTACGCACCTCTTTATCTAGATCTACATCCAAATATCTTTTGCATACATCTTTCAAACCATAACCAAAGTTTTGTTTACCGCAGTGTAGCACACGCTCTACCAAATATGTGTCATAGATACCTTCACATACAATGTTTGACCACTTTTTAATAAACTTATAGTCAAACTTTGCATTATGAAATATCTTTAGAATCCTTTTGGTTTGTAATATATCACGTAATGGTTCAATACTAACACGTCTAGTATCGATAACAAACTGGTGATCGTGATCGCCGATCTGAAACATAATCATTTTCTTAGTAGTAAAGTCAAAACCTTCAGTCTCTGTATCCACAGCTAGTACATTCTTTGTACTGCAGTAATTCACCACATCATCAATCGTTGCTGGATGATAATATGGTGAAGACACAGTTTTTGATGAACCATCTACTAATCCTATACTCATGAGTTTAAGTGATTTTCTACGTTTAACCAGTATATTCTTTCCGCTTCTGCTCGATCTGCTTGCTCTTCTAAATACTTATTATATTCCTTATTATAGTCATTGATTATCTTAACTGCAGCACCTGCTTTTATAATATCAATGTCCATATTGTCAAACTTAAAGATAAGCAATTTTTTACTAAGAGCAGTATTATATGCTAGTTTAAATTCATTACCTCGGTCTTCTTCTATCAATGAATAGACCCATTTCATTTGTCCCATTTGTTTCTATGTTTTATTATCTCACATACAATAAATCCTAAGACACCACCAAAGATGAGCCATAGTACTTTTATTTCTGTAAGACTTGTTATTACTAATTCTGTTTCTTGTCCCATCATGCTTTCCCAACTGTATTAGATACTGCTTCTGGCCAAGCCTTTGTAGAATCAAATCTTTCAGTAGATTTATATTCTCTTTTAACTTTTGCCCCTGTTGTATTACTATTACCTGGACCAAACGTGCCAAAACCTGTTGGCATTATAGGTTTTTTACGTCTAGTTTTATTTAGTTGATCCTTTTGATCTCTTCTAAATAATCTTTCCATCGCTTCTTTGTCTCGTTGTGCTGATGTTTCATATATTACACCAGATACAAAACCAAATCCGTAGGCTGCGAGTATGCCCACAACTAAAAGTACTGTCTCCATAATTTATTATTAATTTAGTTATCTATTATTTATTTCTATAAAACGTTGTTCAATACCGCTAGATGATTTCCTGTTAGTGTGTACAACACCTGTAAATCCAAATTGCATTTGAAATCCTATGTCATCATTTATAATCTTAGGCATTTTAAACGTTTTTACTATTTTTTCCCTGACTATTTTCTTTCCCTGAAAAATAATCTCTTCTTCTACCGTTGTACGTTCTATCACAACCGGTATTTTTCTATCATATCGTATCATAAACTCATTTTAAATTATGTACAAGACAATGGGAAACGGTAGGCTCTCTTGCTCCGTTGTTAATAAGGACACCGCGCGCAGTACCTGTTGTCGATTGTTATATCGTCTCCCATTATCTCATACTAATACACAGATTACACTATCTGTTTTTACATCATACTCATTTCTTGAGTAGCCTCAGATAGAGACTGCTCAACTGCAACATTAACTCTATCATGTTGCACTAGTGTATGATAATCTTTATATCCATCACCTTTAGCATATGTAATGTAATGATGAGAATAAATATGTTTACCATCTTTCATTAAAGCCTCACCTGTTGATGGATTAACTTTGAAATCATTATTATTAGCTTGCCAAGTATCTGGTGTTGTGTCTTCATTTAACACAACTCTGAATCTACATCCGTTCTCTACATTAACAGGATTAAGAATGTTAAGAGTCAAAGCTTGCTTAGTTTTACCACCTTTAGTTGTTATTGTTGTAAAATCTGCATTCTCAATATCTAAGCCAGGTATTTGTAGCTTAGCCTCAAGATCTTTTGCAGTTGCCTTTACATACACATGATTTTTACCACCACGTCTGAATCTATCATCGCTGTAGTTTAAATCTGCTAGCACATTAACTGGACGATCAGTAGTTTCTGTTACTGATGTACCACTAATAATACTACGGTCAATATTCTCCACAAATAATGCTTGATATGAATCATTTGCTGATTTTTGAATGTGAACTAATAAAGTTTCGTCTAGTTTTAAAGTGTCTAGACTACCACTATTTAATTGATTTGCCATGTTTAAATTGGTTTTAAATTGGTTTATAAATGTGATAATTTGAGGTATTATCTTGACCTTTTGTAGTTAAAAGACTCTTATCATACACCTATCATCTATCAAAGTAGTAAATAGTATGCAGAGTTTGTGAGTCTTTTTAGAAGTTAACTAAGGATAGGCAAACAAGTTATTATGAAAACACACACGTATCACTCGAATTAATTTACGTGTCAATTTAAATTCAAAAAAACCTATCCTTAGTTATTAAGTGTTATATTGTATTATGTAAACAATTAGATTAGTTGTTGATTTACACTAAAATGATGCGTGAGCGTGTTAGCATGCGCACGTACACCGTAAAATAGCAAACGTCTTTGACTGCTCGTAACCATGTTGTCATTGATTGCATTACTTAAAAAGGGGATTACTCCCCTTTTGGCTACTGCCACTTTAGAAAAGTTAGAGGTTCTCCACTTTTAGTAGTGAATACCTCTCCTGTTTCTGTATTGGTTTTAGTTCCTCTAATAGGATTAGAAGGTATATCTATATTAGAACCAATTTCAATAGACCTATCATTGTCTTCGCAGAAGACATAACCTATTGCACCCTCAGTGCAATATGGGTTAAGACGATAAGAGATTAACATGTGGTTATCAGTGTGCTTAAGCACAGTAGCTTTTATAGTTTCCATAGTGTAAATATGTATTAAGATTTATGCACCCAATACGGGGCATTTCAAATCCTGTACATAGTGGGGGTCATTGACTGCACTGGTTCACACGTTCACAAAACCTGTTGAAAAAAAATTTTTTATATTTTAAAATTTAACATTCCGTTAACATTACTAGAGAAGAGTATGTTTATTTTTACAATATGAAAAAACAAGACTTATCACCAATAGTATACATACTAATAATGATTTTTGCATTTTTAGTTGGAATGTAATTAATTTTTATTAATTTTGCACTGCAACATTATTCATCCCCCGGTAACCATAAAAGGGATTAGACATCGGATTGTAGTCTCAAATAGAGATAGAGTTTTCTCCGGTAGTTGCAAAAGAGTTAACGTATAAACTCTAGTTAGGATACAATGCACACAGGTAAGTGCGGTGAATTAACACCAGTTTTAGTATCCTTGGGTCCCGTAAAACGGAGCACTGCTAGAGTGAAATCACAACTTGAAAGAGAATTCCCAAGGGGGAGAGCTATATTTTCTCCGCAGATATTTGGAAATGTAAAAAAATTGTGTATATATTTGCATAAAAAGTATATAGACATGAATTTTAAACCAAGCGGAACCTGGATAGTCCTTCCGGACCCAGTAATTACAGAAACAGAATCAGGAATAATATTAGATGAAGCTACGGCTATGGAGAACTCTAAACGATCAAACGTTTTGGAGGCGCTAGCTGTTGGGCCTCATTGTAACTTTGTAGAAAAAGGTGACACTGTAATGGTAGATCCTAGATCAGAAGCTGCAAGAACAGAAATAGATGGTAAATTATACCTAATTATTTCAGAACATCAAATATTAGGTAAGTGGTAACAGGACAAGTTACTCTAAGTTTAGAAGATTACCACACTTTACTAGAGGCATCTAAAAAGGCTGCAGAATTAAGACAAAACACTGAACTGTTATTAAAAGAGTTACAAGTGTTTTTGTCGTTTATGGCTACACGTGCAGAAATAGAGCCATATATAGTAGAGTTTAACAAGCAATCTAAGACATCTGTTATAGAAATAAACGGAGGTATTGCAAAAATTAAAGAAAAATGAAAAGAAAGATAACAGTAACTATGGATACTACGTATAAATACGTACAATTATGGAATGGTATTTTTAATTTAACAGAAAAAGGTCTACAAATACTGTCTGCATTTATAGATGTACAGATAATTACAGAAGAAGACAATTTTTGTAGTGTAAAAAACAAGAAAGAAGTAGCAAGAATAGTAGGTATTAAAGACTACAATACTTTAAATAATTATATTAAGAGATTTAAAGATAAAGGTGTAGTATCTAAAAAAGATAATAATTATAAATTAAATAATTTACTAAATCCTAATACATCTGCTGTAGAAATCATAATAAATAAAGGATAATGAAGATATTTGAGCAGATAGTGCCGTCATATTTTGAGATAGGTGATATGGAGATTATAATTTTACAAGATACTATGGGTAATTGTTTAACTATAAAAATTAATTATTATGAGTGATTCTGAAAAACCAGTAACACCATCATTGTTTAATATGATTAGTTCTTTTGCTAGAGATTTAAAAGAATATGTAAAACAAGGTGCACCAAATGTTACAACAGAAGATTATATAGAAAGATTAGAAGAATGCAATAGATGTGAGCATTTAATAAGAGATAAAATGAGATGTGGATTGTGTGGATGTTTATTAGAACACAAAGCAAAGTGGAAAACAACTAAATGTCCAGACTTAAGATGGAAAACACAAATATTAGATGGCGAAAGACAAGAAAGCGATAATACAAACGCTAGCAACTAAATATAATTTACCTTTAAAAAAGGTAGAAGAAATAGTAAACCATCAGTTTAAGTTTGTAGAAAAGATAATGAAGAATGGAAAGTTTGAGATGGTACGATTACCATATTTTGGTAAATTTTCTGTAAACCCTAAAAGGGTAGAACATATAAATAAATTAAAAGATGAGTCTGAGGGATGATTTAATACATATAATAGATAACAGAGCTACACCTAGTGCATATGCATTAACTGTAAATGAGTTTAAAGATTTAACAGTAGACGAGCTAGCTTTTGTATATTTTACAACAGATCATAAATCACCTTTTTCTGTATATGAGTGGGAACAACGTGTAATTGAAGTAAAAAATAGTATATTTGGAAAAAACAATAAATTTAAACCAAGCGCAAAAGTTCTAGCAGCTTGTGAAAAATATGATAAATTAATTGAAACCTCAGCTGTTAGATTACTACGAGCAGCAAGAGAATCTGTTATAAAACTAGAGAAGTATTTTAGAGATATAGATTTAACTTTAGTAGATGACAACGGAAGACCTATTTTTCATGCAAAAGACTTAATTAATAATTTAGAAAAAATGGGTAAAGTAGTAGATGGGCTTAGAAACTTAGAAGAGATAGTAAAGAAAGAAGAACAAGCCGCTAATACTAATAGAGGAGGGATTGAAGTAAATAAATATAGTATGTAATGGATTTTTTAGAAGATTTAGCACTTTATGAACGAGCAATGCAAAATGCTTACATGTTGATAACTAAGAAAAAAACTATTGATGACTTTTATTATGATTTAGAGAGTGATAGCATAGAGGATTTTCCTTTACCGTTTGATCCTCTAGAAACTGATGGTAGACACACAGATGTAATAGATGTTGTAATAGAATATTTTACAAGCACAGAAGAATATGAAAAATGTGCTGAGTTAGTTAAAATAAAAAATAAATGCTTAAAGAAACAGACAGAGTCAGACCAGCCGCCATTAACTTTATAAATAATGGTTACTACACATCTGCACTTCCAGGCACTCGAGAGTACTATGAGTTTTGGGATGAAGAACAAAACAGATGTATGTATGGTTATAAAGTAGGAGATTTAGAAATAACTGGATTTCATTACTTTTATCTAAACTATTGTCCTATTGATAGAGCTGTAGATGAGCTATTACCTGACGGTACAATGCAAGCAAAACGTGAGCGTACATTCCCTAGATTTTATGACGGAGATTATGAATATTTCCACGAGATAGATAAAGCAAGAGCAGCAAATAAACATATGATAGTTTTAAAAGCAAGACGTAAGGGATATTCTTACAAGGCTGGATCTATGCTTGCTAGAAATTACTTTTTTGTTAGAAATAGTAAAAACTTTGTATTTGCATCTTCTAAAGAATTTTTAATTGGTGACGGACTACTCTCAAAAGCTTGGGAGTTTTTATCTTTTATAGATGATCATACTGCATGGTCTCAACCAAGATTACGAGATAGAGAAATGCACAAAATGTCTGGGTATAAGAAAAAAGTAAATGGAATGGAGATAGAAATGGGTATGAAATCCCAGATTATAGGTGTATCTCTAAAAGATAATCCAGATAAAGTAAGGGGTAAAGCAGGTGAGCTAGTATTTTTTGAAGAAGCAGGGTCTTTTCCTGGATTACTAAAAGCATGGGAGGTAACAATGCCAACAATGAGACAAGGTGCTAAAACATTAGGGATGATGGTAGCATTTGGTACAGGTGGTACAGATGGATCTGATTTTGAAGCTATGGAAGAAATATTTTACAATCCAGCAGCATATGATTGTATGGATTACGAGAATATCTGGGATGAAGGAGCTATGGGTACAAGATGTGGATACTTTATACCAATACAAAAAAACTTAGATGGATTTATAGATGATCAAGGCAATTCTATAGAAAAAGATGCTATAGAATATGAAGAAGAAATGAGGGAGAAGAAAAAAGGGGCTGCAGATGCAAAATCTTTAGACCAATATATAGCTGAGCACCCCTTCTCACCTCAAGAAGCAACACTACAAGTAACAGCTAATTTATTTGACATTGCATCATTGCAAGAACAATATAATAATGTAAAAGCTAGAAATTTACAATCAATAGGTACTGCAGGGAGACTATATCACAATGAAAAAGGAGAAGTTAAGTTTAAAATAGATGGTGATCTAAAACCTATAACTAAATTTCCACACAGAAAAGATGATGATAAGACAGGAGCAATTATAATATACGAAGCACCATATAAAAATCAAGAACAACAAGTACCTTTAAATTTATATGTAATTTGTCATGACCCTTATGGTCAAAATCAATCAGCAGACTCTATGTCATTAGGATCTGCATATGTATTAAAACGACCAAACAATTTATCACATCCTGATGATATAATTGTAGCGTCATATGTAGGTAGACCACACTCACAAGATGATTATAATAGAAATTTGTTTATGTTAGCAGACTATTATGGATGTAAAATAGGATTTGAGAATGATAGAGGTGAGGTAATAGCATATGCAAAACGTTTTAGAAAAATGCATAAATTACAAGAAGAATTTGAGATGTTAGACAAAAAAGAACTAAGAAGTAAGAACGTAAAACGTCAATATGGTATGCATATGACAGAAGCAAGGAAGCGTCAAGGTGAGATATATATAAGAGACTGGTTAAACACAGTTAGGAGTACGGATGAAACAGGAAAAAAATTATTAAATTTACATAAGATATATGATCCAGCTTTACTAACAGAATTAATTAAATTTAATCACAGTGGTAACTTTGACCGTGTAATGTCTTTAATGATAGGCATGTATCATACAAGGGAATTGTATAACGCTGAAGTAAAAGACATCATAGAAGATAGAGCTACAGATAAGTGGTTCGAACAAAACTATTATTAATATGAACAAAGAAAAAGATTGTAAACCTTATAACCCTCTACCAGAATACTTGGCGATTGGACCATCAGATATACACGGGGCAGGGATCCTAGCAAAAGAAGATATTCCGGGAGAGGTTGTTATAGGTATTACACATGTATACGATCCAAACTTTCAACACAATTATATTAGAACACCATTAGGAGGATTTATTAATCATAGTGATGATCCTAACTGTGAATTGATGGATAAAGATGAGGATTATCATTATAAGGTCATAAAAACAATACGTAAAGTAGAGGCAGGAGAAGAGCTGACTTTAAAATATAGTTTATATGATATATGTAATTATTTGTAGTGGTATATTTATAATACCAACTTTGTAATTACTACTATACAAAAAACGAGGGGTAAAATTTATTAAATTTGTAAGATTATGGGATACGATAAAATACCGAGGCAAAAGCTTTCGATTACTAAAAAAAATAAAAAGTGGGGAGAAGAATGTGTAGAAGCATTTATAGATCTCTCTAGTTCTGGCGCTAGTCATAACAAGCAAAAGGACGATATGAAAATATTATATGATTACTATAACGGTGTAATTGACGAGGCAGATTATAAGTACGTATTAAAACCTTACGGCAAGTCCCGTAAGAATTTTCCTTCTGAAATGCGTAACTACCCCATTATCAAACCCATAATTGATCTTCTTCTAGGGGAAAAATCTAAAAGACCTCTCAATTATACTGTTACAGTTCAAAACTCAGATGCTATTTCTATAAAAGAGCAACAAAAATCTGAGGCAATAGCTCAAAATTTAAGACAAAAGTTTTTACAAGAAGTACAAGCTATGGGCGTAGACATAGGTGCAAACATGGATGAAATACCAACACCTAAACACATAGCTGATATGTTTGAATTAAATTATATTGATAACAGAGCAGTTTTAGGACAACAAGCTATGAATTATATATTTCAAGAACAAGAAGTGTATGATAAAATACAAAAAGCTTGGTTTCATTATTTAGTTACTGGAGAATGTTACACACATAGAGGAGTAAGGAATAATGAGCCTTATTATGAAATACTAAACCCATTAGATGTAGACTATGACCTTGATCCAGATTTAGAATTTGTAGAAGATGGAGATTGGGCATTAGTTAGAAAATACGTACACGCATCTACAGTTATTGACGCATATTATGAAAGTTTATCAGAGCAAGAAATTTTAGAATTAGAAGAACCAAGACATTCTGAAACTGATATTTCTTTTTTATATGCTAACTCATCAGGTAAAGATGAAAATGCTTATAGAAATAGATTAATAGAAGTTGTAAATGTATATTGGAAATCTAGAAAAAGAATAGGATTTTTAACTTATTTAGATCCTGAAACAGGAGAGTTTGAAGAAGTAGAAGTTGCAGATGGATTTAGAATGCCAGCAGAAATAAAAGATTTAGGAGGTAAATTAGAATTTAAATGGGTTAATGAAGTATGGGAAGGTACAAGAATAGATGGTAGAATATATGTAAATATAAATCCAATACTTAACCAAAGACTATCTTTAGAAAATCCTTCTAAATGTAAATTACCTATTAATGGTAGAAGATATTCTGATATAAATTCTAAAAATATATCTTTAGTTAAACTAGGTATACCTTATCAATTAAATTACAATATTTACAAGTATAGATTAGAACTTGCAATAGCTAGGAGTAAAGATATTATTGCACAGTTTGATATTAATATGATACCTAAAAAGTGGGACATGGATAAATTTATGTACTACGTAGAAGGTACAGGTATTGCTTGGGTAGATTATAATAAAGAGGGTATACAACTAAATCCACAACATCAATCTGTTATGGATATGTCTATAAAAACTATAAGTCAGTATATTACTTTACTAGATTCTATATTACAAGAGTGGGAAAAAATATCTGGAGTAAGTAGACAAAGACAAGGTGAGATTGGAGCATATGAAGGTAAAGCATCTTCACAACAAGCAATATTACAATCATCACATATTACAGAAGATTTATTTAGAAAGTTTGAAAGAATGGAGCAAAGAGATTTTCAAGCTCTACTAGACTATTCTAAAGAAGCGTGGCTAGCAGGTAAAAGAGGAATGTTTGTATTACCTGATGGAACAACAGACTTTTTAGATATAGATAGTTTTGATTATATGGAATCTAACTTTGGATTATTTGTTTCTGATGCAGGTAAAGATCAAGAGAAGTTACAAAATATTAAAGGATTAACACAAGCTATGATGCAAAATGGTGCTAAGCCAGGAGATATAGCTGAGATGTTAGATTCTGATAGCTTTACACAAATTAAGAAAAATCTTAAACTTGCAGACAAAGCAAATGCTGAATTAGAACAAGCTCAACAAGAAGCACAACAGCAAATGCAACAACAACAACTAGAAGCGCAACAAGTACAACTAGAAGCTGATATGATTGAAAGAGAAAAAGATAGGCAAAAAGATATTGAGATAGCTTTAATAGCTGCAGAATCTAAAGATCAAACAGATGCTAATTCTCTTAATCTAGAAAAGATGATACAAGACTTTGAGCTTAAAAAACGAGAATTAGATATAAAAGAACAAGCACTACAGTTAAAAATGCAAGGCGATATGGAGTCTAATGCAGTTAAAAGAGAAGATATAGCAAGTAAAAAAGAAATAGCAAATAATAATGCTAACAAATCAAGATAGAAGAGCAATATTAGAACAAGTAAGAGCTTCTGAATCTCAGGATATAATTGCAGCGCTTAGAGGTCAGGTTTCTCCTGACAATATGCAATCACCTGTAACTACACCTGAACCTGTAGTTATGCCACAACAACCTCAGCCTATAGATAATATAAACATGGAAAGTGTTTCAGCAGTACCATCTAATTTAGTAGATAGTACTATATCTGAACCTACACAATTAGCTGCTATGGGTGGTTTTCATGATTTTCCAAATATGATAGGTAATGACAATGCTCCTTGGGAACTTAAAAAAGGATTAAGGAGAGTAGAAAGTAGTGATGGTGTTAATATGATAAATCCAAACAGTACTGCTACAGGTTATTATGGACAATTATATAGTGAGGTAAAAGATTTACCTATACTAGAAAATATAACTAGAGATCAGTTTGCATCAGATACAACTTTACAAAATAAAATTTTTGATATGAGGTATAGAGGTGAAATACCAGGTATACCAGGATTAAAAGACAATGCAGAATATTTATCAAAAACATATTCAGATGTTACAGGTGATCTTACATTTAATGAGATTGCAGCATTAAGTAATTTAACAGGAAGGCAAGGAGCTATAGATTATTTTAGATCTCTTAGGCATGGAACAGAGTTTAAATTACCAGGAGTAAATAAAACACCTGAAGAATATATAGAAACCTATAGATCAGCATTAACTCCTCCAAAGAAAAATGAAATTGATTATTCTATTATGGATTATGAAGACGGTGGATTTAAATTAGACGAAAAAAATCAAATAGATACTTATAACATGCAAGGTTATGATGAAACAGAACTTTTTAATTTTATTAAAGATAAGTATACAAAAATAGATACATCTAGACAACAACAGGATCTTTTAACTAAATTAGAATCACAAGCATTTAGAGATAGATATAAAAAAAATATTTTTAATATTACAGGTGAAAATTTATCCGATGAGGAATTAACATCTAGAATAAGTGATCAAATTGAATTTACTGGTGCAGGAGCACCATTTATGGCAAAGTTTCCATATGTTACTAGAACTCCAGAAAATAGAAGGGTAGGGACTACTCCTATGATAAATCCTTTTGGAATTACTAATAAGTTTAGTGGTCCAGAAAAAGCTGATTTAAGTCATGGGGCTTTAGGAATGTATAAAGAAAATCCTTATTATGCTAAAAAAGGATCTTTTAATAAAGGGCTGATGAATATACCAGAGTTTGGAAAATATACATACTTAGCTCAATTAGCAGATGTTCTAGATACCAACTCAATGCGTGAGAATGATGTATTGCCTAGCCCTAAAGAAGGAAGCACAATAATTCATGAATATGCGCACTCATACAACACAGATGACTCACCATTATTTAGACCTGCAGGAAGTGATTTTAGAACGTTTGATCGTAAACTTAGCGCGTCAGTGCCTGGTGACAGATATAAATCTTTTTTAACAAAAGTATTTGGTGAAGATTATTTTAATCCAGAAGAAAATAGATATGGTAGATGGTCTATGAGGCCTGAAGAAGTAAGCTCTATTAGAGCAGAGAACGAAGCTAAATTAAAAAAGCTTGGTGTATGGGATGCTAATAAAAATGAATTTACTGAAAAGAATCTTGATAAATTACTAAAGACTCCTTATACAAAAATAACTAAGGTTGATTTAGAGGAAGGTGCACCAGGTTTTCATTTAAACAAATTAGGGTACGGATCTTTAGTTAAATACTCTGATCAAATAAGTGATTTAAAAGATCTAAAAAAAGAGGTAGCTGAGGAGTTTACTAAAAAAGATCCTGATTTTATAAAATCAAATATAACAGAACATTCATATAGAAAAACAGGCAGAAGAAACCCATTAATTGATGAGGAATCTTTTAATACTATATTTAACAACAGTCAAAGTGAATTAAAAGATAGACAAAAATATAATGATTATAAATCATTAGTAAGTGACTTTAAAAGTGGTAGTAAACGTGAAAAGAAAAGAGCTTCTAAAATTTTAGATAACATATTTAAAAGTGTAAATGATAAATTAAATACAAAGTATGATCTTGAACTAGAAAAACTTCAAGAATTATTTGACCAACAAAAAAAAGAATCATTACCTAAATTTAAAATGTATTTTAATGAGATAGCTATGAATGATAATAATAAAACTCAAGTGGCTAGAACTGGAGGCTATAAAAGTAGATATGTATAGTAAGTGCTATATAATAAAGACAAAACTAAAAATATAAAAAAGTAAAAACCAATTAAATTAAATACTAAATTTGTAAATTAAAACAATATATATATGGACCCAAATGAAAAAATACAATTAGACGATATTACCTTTGATGATGTCATTGGAGGTGATGGAGTTGACACAGTTGCTGAGATAGAACCTATCGAAGAAGTAGCTGAACAAAAAGAAGAAGTAAAAGAAGAACCACAAGCTGAGCTTGAAGATATTGATGAAGAAGAAGAGCTTGAGGAAGAAATAGAAGAGGAAGACGAGCAGGAAGAAGTAGAAGAAGAAAAGTCTGACGAAGAAGTTGAATCTACTGAAGATTCTACAGTTGTATCAGAAATATTAGATAGCTTAGGTTATGAAGGTGAATATGAAGATACAGCAGAAGGATTAACAGCGATGACTAAAGATATAGCTTCTCAAATGGCAGACGAAAGAATTGATGAAGTTCTTGAGAAATTTCCGTTAGTTAAAAAACATATGGAATATGTATTAGCTGGAGGAGAATCTCAAAAATTTATGAAAGCTTTTGATCCTACTTTAGATTATAATCAAATGGAAATTGCAGAAGATGACTCAAGAAGTCAAAAAGCAATTCTTGCAGATTACTTTAATCAAAAAGGACATGATGCAGACTTTATCAAAGAAATGCTAGAAGATTATGAAGATTCTGGTAAATTATTTAAAAAAGCAGAAGCAGCAAAGCAAGCTTTAGGTAAAGTACAAGCACAGGAAAAAGAGCAATTAGTAGAACGACAAAAAGCAGAACTACAAAAGCAACAAGAACAGCAGGTGGAGTTTTGGAATGGAGTTCAAGAGACAATTAAAGAATCAAAAGAGTTTGCAGGATTGCAAGTTCCAGAAAGAGAAAAAACAAAATTCTTTAACTATCTCTCGAAGCCGGTAACTAAAGAAGGTTACACACAGCGTGATTTAGATCACTCTGAAGCTGAAATGGATGTAAAATTAGCTATAGATTATTTAATGTATAAAGGATTTAATCTAGAGAATATTATAAACAAGAAAGCAAAGACAACGGCTACGAAAACATTGAGACAAAAAATAGCTCAAAACGAGGAGACTGTAAAAAGTGCTCGTAAAAGATCAACACGAAAGAAAAGTTTTGATTTAGACAATTTAGATCTCAATATTTAAAGACATACCTTAACAGGGAAATAGGTACCCTATAAAATTTTATAACAAAATGGCAGTAAATGGAACAAATATAAGCGTTCAAAAGACGTTTTACAATGATTCGCAAATGACTGATATGAACAGTCTAGCAAATGCATTGTTGTCTAAACCTACTGAACTGTCTCCAATTATTACTCATTTAGCAGGAAAAGACGATAAAAGATTCCCTCTATCTTTCTTAACAGAAGGAGTTGGTAACACTAAGTCTATTGACCGATTAGAGTATGAGTATCGTGTGGCAACACATAGATTAAGAACGAGACCAGTGGCAACAACAAATGCAAACTCAAACCTAGGATTAGGGGGATCTTCTTTTACATTAGAATTTCCTGACAAACACTTCGTATTCCCATACGTATTAGTATCTCAATCAGGTGCTCAAGCACGTATTATGAAAGAGCCAGAGCAAGTAGCTGGTGGTTCTGCATGGAAGTACACTTTACAATTAGTTAACCCTGCAGCTTCTGCATCTCTTGCAGCATCTGACGCAGTACTAGGAGCACTTTGGGCTCAAATGTATGCACCTGTAGGAGTTGATTTCTCTAGAGGTAATGCTTCTAACTGGGAAACTCCAGGTACAGTAAGAAACAAACTAACTACAGTTAGAAAATCTTACCACATGTCTGGAAACGCTAAAGATTTTGTAGCAGAATTTTCTTTACCAACTAAAGGAGGATCTACTACTAAGCTTTGGATGGACTACGAAGAGTACCTACACATGCTTGACTTTAAAGAAGAGTGTGAATTGTACTACTGGTATGGTCAAAAAACTTACGATTCAAACGGACATACTTACATGAAAGATGAGAATGGACAACCTGTAATCGTTGGACCTGGTTTATTAGAGCAAATTGTCAATACTGACACTTACTCTGTAATGACTGAGTCAAAATTAAAGAACATCATCGGAGATTTATTCTACGGAATGACAGATGCTTCAACTAAACAAGTAACTTTATATACTGGTACTGGTGGAGCAAGAGAATTCGATGAAGCTCTTAAAAGTCACTTTGCTGGATCTTCTGGATCTTTTAAAGTGGGTGGAGAAAACAGATTTATCACAGGTTCAGGACGTAACCTAGGATTAACTGGATACTTCACTACCTATGAGCATGTAGATGGACACACGATCAACGTGGTAAAATTACCAATCTTTGATCATGGTGCCGTGGCGCAAGCTCGTGCAAAACACCCTGTAACAGGATACTCTTTAGAATCTTACAGAATGGTATTTGTTGATCAGTCTAATTATGATGGACAAAACAACCTACAAATGATTTCTAAGAAAGGTCGTGAGGCAATGAGATGGTGTGTAGCTGGATCTGTAGTCCCTAGAGGATTCTCAGGATCTGATGCTAGAGCATCTGACATTGACGGGGCGTCTGTGCACATGTTAAAGACAGCAGGTATTGTGTTAAGAAGATTTGACACATCTATTGATATTACGTGCACAGCATCGTAACATAGGCATTAATTTGCGTCTATATATTGGTTTTTGATTAAGGTTGTGGGGATTAATTTCCCCATGACTTTAGTCTTTAATCTAACTCCGTTAGGAGAGTTATTCTTTATATCCTAACAACTTAACCTTAAAAAAAAGAACTGAATTATGAGTAAAAAAGTAACAATTAGACAAAAGGAACTATTAAACCATTTGCCTAAAGCGGTAAGAGCTGAGGCCGTATACAAACTCAGTAGTGTTTATGTAAATAGACAACCTTTAAAACCTTTTACCCCTGAAGAAGAAAAGCAATATATGCAAGGTATTCTAGATGTAAATCCAGATCATAATGACTGGCCTAAATACGCTAGAAATTACTGGGCAGAAATGTCAATACCTATTGGCTTTACTGGGGTAGAATTAGAAATAGGTATGGATGATAATGATTTTCCTTTACAAATAATGGATTACATTAAGTATAGGTTTGCATTAAAACATCCACATGTAGCTATGACTAAAGATGAAATGGATGCTGATTTTAACAAAAGATTTTATATCCAAGATTTATCACGAGATGATAAAGTTAAGAATAATAAAATACAGATGAAAAAAGATGCAGATAAAGAATTTATAAAACTATCTTCTAATCCAAAATCAATGAAGAGAGTATTAAGACTTTTATCTACTGCTAATCCTGATAGGATGACAGAAGATCAAATAGAAAATTCTTTATATGAACTTAAAAATACTAATCCAAAAAAATTCCTTAGAATTGCTACAGATAAGAATTTAGAACTAAAGTCTGAGATCGAAGAAATGGTAACAGCTGGAGTTCTTAGAAAGATTGGAACACAGATAATTTATATCGATGAAGTACTTGGTGAAGACATGGACGACACAGTTGTATTTCTAAAAGATAAAAAGAACTCTGGTAAACTAACAGTAATGAGAGCTAAACTTAAAGAATTAGCATTAGCATAATATGAATGTACAAGAAATGCATTTAGCAATACAGCAAGGAGTGGATAAAATAAATTCACTCCAAGCTGATTTGCTTTTACCACAAGAAATAGATATAGAATTAAATAAGTCTATGATGAGATTTATTAATACTAAATATGGTAAGAATAATAAATATAGAAAAGGATTTGAGGAGTCACAAAAACGTATTGATGATTTAAGATCATTAGTAAGAGAATATGAAGCACCTACACTTTTTAAAGAAGTGTTAGGAGCTAAGTTTAGTGTTGACACTTTTACTTTACCTCCTGACTATTTATATTTAGTTAACACATTAGCTAGAGTACACAGAAATAATACCTGTACTGAAGTAGATTATTTTTTAAATGAACCTACACCTTTATTATTTTTTACTATTTCTTTAGATGCATTTGTTTGTAATAACAACTCTTCAATTGCAGATTCAATTATAATGTATGAAGATGCAAGTGATTTAACACAAGGATCAGCTATTGTATGGCAAAATAATAATAGTTATCAATTTCCACAGGATATAAATTCTGTTAGAGGAGATATATTAGATAACCCAGGAACAGGGTTTACAATATACTGGGAACAGTTTGGAGAACTAAACTATCAAGGACAGTTTATTGTAGTACCAGATCCAAATGTATTTCCTTGGTTAGAGTGGGACGCATCAGTAGGTACAGTAACAACTATAGTTAATGTACAATCTGGAGGAGCACATTTACAAAGTAGAGATCCTTATTATTCAGCTGCTAATTTAAAAGAGAAAAGAGTATTAACTGTAGAGCCTACAGAAGTAACAGTAAGTAGTAAGTTTGTTCAACAAGATGATGTATTTACATTACTAACAGACCCCTTCAACACAACCAAACATACATCACCAATATATACAATACGTGGAAACGCTATAGATATGTATACGAGTGATATATTTATAATAGACGCTTTGAAAATAACTTATATAAGAAAACCCTCTAAGATTTCGTTATCTTTGGGGATTAGTTGTGAATTACCTGAACACTGTCATCAAGAGATAGTGGACATGACTGTAAGTAGTATACTGGAAGGGATTTCTGATCCACGGTATCAAACTCATCAAATAGAGGTAAACAAAAATGAATAAAAATTTATTAATTAAAAAATAAAATAAAATGGCAAGACATTTAATGGTAGGTAATGACACTGCAGTATCTTACTCTTCTGGAGTATTAGCTGATGGTGCCGTTGACATACAAAAATTAAGTGATTCAGGACCAACTAGTATGGTTGCTGGAGACACAATTGCAGATTCTGCTCAGTTTAGAATAGTGCAAGGAAATGGAACAACTAATATCGTAAGTCCTTGGATTTATGGTAAAGATGTTATTAACTGGAGTGGTAGATCTCATGCTGCACAAACTGCACAAGTTAGAAGAGCTGCATTAGCTACTAACGCAACAGCTGCTGGTGAGCACACTTTAAAAGTTATAAACAAAACTAATGGTAATTCTCCATTTGAAATGAAGTCATACACTATTACTGTAGCTGCTGGTGCAACTCCAACTGCTCAGTGTACAGCTTTTACTACAGCTATTAATGCTGACTTACCTCACTGGGTAAACAGTATTACTAACAACGGTACAAGCATTGACTTTACAGGATTTAAAAAAGGTGAGTCTAAGGCTGATGGATCTGTACAAGAAGATCTAGTAGAAATGGATTTATCTTTTGAAGCTATCGATGGTAACGGTAACGGAACTACAATGACTGATTCAGCACAAACTGCTGGAGACAGAGGTTCTGGAGATCCTCATTATGTAATCGAATACGAAAAGTCATTAAAAGGTACTCAGTATGGATACTATGAAAGACGTAATTTACCTGTAACGCCAGCTACAACTGCGTTAACTTCTGGTACTTACGACATGTATCACATTGCTGCTACAAAAGATGGATCTTCAAGTTCACAAATTCATGGTGTTGATAACCTAATCGAAATAAATATTGCTTTTGATAATGGTACAGCTGCTCAAACTCAAGCTTTAGAGTCTGTATTAAATGGATATTTAGCAAGTGTAAACTTTGCACCAGTTAACTTATAATATTAACCTTAAAAAAATAAATTAAAATGGGATTATTAAATAAAATAAATGTTGTAAGCGGATCTTCAGGAGCTCTTACATCTACAGGAGACTACTCTTTAGGAGTAACTCTACCAGCTGGAGCAAAAGTAGTTCATGTATACTTTGATGAGACTACTAATTGCGCAACTTCAGCTTCAGGTACTGTACAATTACAAGCTGCAGGAGCATCTGGCGATGTTGCTTTAACAGCTGCAATTGCTGCTGGATCTGTAGCAGATGGAGAAGTTGCTGTAACTAACGGTTTCTCTATTGTTGAAGCATCTCCGCTACAAATTACTGTAGCAACAGGAGCTTTAACTGCAGGAGCAATAACTGCTTACGTAGCTTACATAAACGGACCTGACGCTTAACAGCAGTCAAAAACTATAAGATTATAGGGGGCACAGTCCCCCTATACATCTTTTTCTAATTTTAAAACAAATAAACTATGGCTTTAACAGTAGCGGCATCACCTACGTGTGAACAAATTAATATAGTTGCAGATTATTATAGTGCTAGTACTAGTGCTATTTTAACTTTTGGTGTAGTAAATGCATCAGGATCAAGTGTATTAAATATAACATCTCCAAATTTTACAGTAACTGCTACAAGCGGTCCTATTACCTATCCTTTATTAGTCTCTGATTTATCTATGTCTAATGGGATTTTTACCATAGTCTCCTATATTGATGGAGCAGAGCAAGACAGAAAATCTGTATTACTAGCATGTGATATTGATTGCTGTTTAGCAAAATTAACCAATGAACTTATAGACTGTGCTTGTGACTGTGCAAAATGTTCTACAACTTTAGCAAAAGCTCAAAAAATTATGCTATTACTAAAGTCTTCTGAATATTCACTAAAACAAGGAAATACTGTAGGTACAACACTACAAACAGGATACATACAAGACGCAAATAATAAATATACTAAAGCAAGAGAAGTTTGTGACAATAGTTGCGGATGCGATTGCTAAACAAATAAAATATGTTTAAATACTTTCCAATATTTTACTACCCAGACGGAGATTACGGTGATAACCAACAAGGAGGTGGACAAGAAGAACAGGGAGAACAATCTGAGGATCAACAAGAAAAAACACAATCTGGTTCTGGAGAATCTGGATCTGGAGCAGATGCTGCTGTAGATTATAATACTGATACAAGAATAGTAGGAGATACGCCAGATCCTCAAGGAGATGTAGTAGCAGGATCTGGAGAAGAGTATTTAAAAGTACAACCATACACAGGAAAACCTAGCCAACATTCTAGACTTATACAGTTTGGTGCTCCTCCACCACAAGGATTACCTAAACACATACAATTAACTGCAGGTCCTTATGCACCTAGTATTTCCAACTTGGGGTCTTCAGGATGTACTGTAAGAATTTATGTAAATGCTTTTGTTACAGCAGAAGATTTTAATACAGGGTCTCTTACTATAGATTCTGCTTTTGATTCTGTTGCATCTATTGATGATATAACACCTGTTAATTCAGGTGCTCCTTATTTTACATCACAAGGAAATGCTGATATTATTGATCTTAACAAAGGACTTGGTGGTACTAATACAGTTTATCTTGGTAGACAATCTGGATCAGAATTATATGATCCTTCTGCACCAGCTTCAAAACAATTTTATTTAGAATATGAAAATAATTCAGGAGCTTTACCTTACTTTCCTTTTAGACGTTTAATTGAAGTTACATGGGCAAGTGGTGATAGAAGACAATTTCAAGTATTATTACCTGGTTCAGATCATTTAGATGCATATTCAAATGCTGGTTCATCGTCAGGACTAACTTTTACTAATACCCATAGAGCAGATGGATGTATAGGAGATGGAACTACAGGACATACACATACTTCAATATCACAAAATATTGTTAGTATGCCAGGAGGTAGTAGTGGTCCGGGTAGTGGTGGATATGGTGCTCGTAGTGATTGGGAAAGATCAGGATTTTTTAAAGTAGTACAGAATAACAACATAGGTTTACCAAGTGGCTATCACAATCAAACGTATACTACTAATATAGGTCAACCAAATTTTCCGTATTTTACAGATTTAAGTTTTGATTCTAACGTAGATTTTGGTTTTAGTAATGCTGGTAACCACGAAGAAAATTTTTCAGGAGAACAATATTATAAAGGTATTATATCTAATTATGATGGTGGATACCAAATAGGTAGTTTTACAAATGCAAATGATTATTGGGCAGCTAATATAGGAAGTCAAAATGCTTATGATTATGCAGTAGTAGGTTTTGAGGGTACTCCTTTTGGCGGTTATCAAGGAGCATTTGGTCCTAATAATGGTACGGTTTTTGCAGATGTACATGTGTACTCAGAAAATACTCCAAGCTGTACAGCAGTACCACCAGTAGTATCTTTTAATGCATGTTTAGATCCACAGTCTACTGCTTGGTTTCAACTTACAGGAACAGATTGTGATAGCAATAACTTATTAGCTTTTGGAAGTCCTGCAATTAATTATGTAGCAAATCCATCATTAGCACAATGGAATGCAGGAGCTTGTTGTCCAGATTGTAATGGTTTAACTATACAAGCAACAGTTAAAGATGTAACAGTATTAGGAGGTGATGATGGAGTAATAGAAGTTACAGTTTTAGATGGAGGTTTTTCAGGAGCAACTCCTTCAGGAAATGGTTATGGTATTGGAGGATTAGGTACAGCTACTGGAACTGAAACAGGTCTTGGTAGATATGCATGGACTATACAAGCATTAAATAATCAAACAATAGGAGGCTTAGGAGCATCAGCAACTGCTGGTAATACTTTAGGGTATGGATATGCGACACACCCTTCTGGGGTTGGACAAAATGTTAATACTTTTACTTTTGGATTTCAACAAGATTTAGCACAAGATGCAGTCACTACTCCACAAACTGCATCATTTACTGCTTTAGGAGCATTAACAGTTACTTTAGGTAGTGTTACACAAACTCTTATTCCAGCTCAAACACATGGTGTAGGAGGATCATTTAGTACAGGACTAGTAGCAGGATGTTACAGAATATATGTAAGAGATGAATCTGTAAATGCATCAGGAGTTGTAACACCTTGTTATGATTTTATAGATGTGTGTGTACAAGATGGACTTGGTGTTGCAGGATGTACAGATAATGATGCTAGTACAAATGATGGAGTAGCTTTAAACTATAACTCAAATGCAGTAGTAGATGATGGTTCTTGTTTATACTGTAACGCAACCAACGGAACCTTAATAGATGCTACTTCTAATGTTGCTCCTTCAGCAGGAGAAATAGCAGTTACTGGAGTAAACTCATTTATAACAACACCTACACTTAGAACAACTTCAACTGACGGAACAGTTCTTTTACAAAATATTCCTGCAACTGGTCAATTTCAACAATTTATAAATGATGTTGTAGATGCCAATGGAATGAATAATGCAGATTATACTATACAGTTTTATAAGACTACTAATAAAATTGATTGGGATAATGCACAAACTAGTTTAACTCCTAATGATTTAACTAACTTTAGTACAGTAGGTAGTTTAATAAATAATGGACAAGGACAATGGAACGGTACTTTTAATACTACAAGTGTAGGTGGAAATTTAACTTATGGTTATTATGCTGTAAAATTAGCAATTAGTGATCCAGACGCTACAGTAGAAATAGAACAATGTTATTCAGTATTTTATTTTGTAATACCTATAAATGTATGTGTGCATACGAGTGGTAATTATGCAACAGCTATTACAAATACAAATAGTCCTCCTGGCACATTAATAATACCAGTAGCAGAAGATATTTTATGGTGGTCTAATCCATCATATTGTACAATATTAAATAACTTTTGTTGTAATGTACCTACGTTAACAAATCCATCACAGCAATGTGCAACTAATACATTAGTAGCAGATTTTTATTGTGATCCTGTACCAGATTTATTAACTTTTACATTAGAACATGCAGACTCGCAGGGTACAATAACTACAGTAAATACAAATACTTATACACCTACTAATAACGCTACGTATCAATTTACTTGGACTCAAGGTTCATCTATAACTGGTAATACTTTTGTAGATCCTGGGTTTTACAGAGTAGTACTAACAAGCTCATATAGTAATTCTGCAGACTGTACACAAACAAGTGCACAGATACAAATTTCAAATCCTACTTTTGGATGTACAGATAGCACTGCATTAAACTACGACCCAACGGCAGTTTGTGATGATGGATCATGCGTCTTTTGTATTTACGGATGTACTGATTCTACTATGACTAATTATGACCCTCTTGCTACTTGTGATGATGGTTCATGTATTCCTTATGTATATGGATGTACTGATCCAACTGCTTTGAATTACGATCCAAATGCTAATACGGATGATGGTTCATGTATATATGGAGTTTACGGATGTACTGACCCAACAGCGTATAATTATAATAAAAACTGTTCAGGTGCAACAGTAACTGCAACAGTAGATGACGGATGTTGTTTTTATCCATGTAGTCCACGTAATCAAGGACCTCCATCTACTTTTACAACAACTGATGCTACAGGAGGATGTCCAGCAGCTAATAATGATGGATCATTTACTATTACTGTTCCAATTATGAATACTGGATCAATGTCAGGACAAAGTAAAACAGTACAATTTTTTGACAACTCTAATAATTTAATTTATACAGATCCTACTACATATAATAATGCAAATAGTCCTAATCATCAATTTACTTCTACACTTTCTAATGTAGGGCCTGGAGTTTATTTAGCAGTTATAACAGATAACTTTGGATGCATAGAAAATGTCTATGGAAATGTAGGTAGTACTACTGCGGCTTGTGGATGTACTGACCCTAACGCTTCAAATTATGACCCTACAGCAACTACAGATGACGGCTCATGTTTATATGCAGGATGTATAGATCCTAATGCGTTAAACTATGATCCTAATGCATCAATAGACGACGGTTCATGTCTGTACCCACCAGTAGTAAATCCTTGTATACCTGCAAATACTAATTCATTAATTAGTTTATTACAAGCATGTATAGCTAAAAATGGTTTTCAATACTATAACAAATTAGTTACAGGACAGGCAGATGATTGTTCTATAATGAATGCTTGGAAAGTTATTCTAATAGAATATCTAGTAAGCAAAAGAGGAACAAAGTGTATATATAACTGTGCAGATTCTGCAACTCCAAATGCATCTACAATTGGAACATGTGCATCATTATGGACAACAGGAGGACCAGTAACAGGACTTAATGATCAAGGGCATGCAGGATCTAGCATAGCAACAGGTGAAGGAACTACAATAACAGATCCTAGTTTATATTTTGTAGCATCAAATACTTTATATTTAGGAGATGTTATAAAGATGCCTAGTGGTCTTATCTATCAAGTAGTTCCACCAACAACAAGCATTAGTGCTGTAGGACATAATCCTGAATCAGCTCAAGGAGCAAAATCTGGTGTTTGGCAACAATGCGTACCAGGTCTACAAATAACTTCATTTCCAGACAGTGTAAATTATTTAGATAAATTTAATACATTTGTTGCTAAGTTCTGTGTAGACTGTAATATAGTAGATGAAAAAGTAATTAAAAATGTTAAATCACTACCACCATCAAGAAGAGGTAGAACAAATACAAGTATAGATGGTATCGATGGTTTACAAATATAAAAAAATAATATGGCAAAAATAACAGACTTAGTAACCTTAGCAAAAACAGCTGTAGCAAGCACAGATTTTTTACTTGTTACAAATAGTAGCACAGGTCAATCTAAAAAATTAACAGTAGAAAGTCTATTTCCAGCTGTATCTACAGCAGGAAGTAGCAGTGAAACATTATATAATAGTGCAACACTAACAAATAAAAATCAAATAGCATTTAAAGGTATAAAGAGTGGTGATACAGGGTTGT